TTAACTTTAGACAAGAGATAGATACTGCTAATCCTGGTGCTGTATCGGCAACTGTAAAACCTTCTAAAAGAAGAGCTTCTACAAAATCTCCACAGCAGCAATTGATAAGTGTAGCTCAGTTAACAGAATTAGCTAGAAAAGCTTTTGTACAAAGAATGCCAAGAGGGAACCCTAATGGAACTCCTCCCCCTGTTGATAATATATTAACCTACAGATCAGGACGTTTTGCTAAATCGTTTGAAATTTTAACAGTAGACGAAAGAAATAAAAGAATAAGATACACCTATGATCCGATTTACAGAGTTCATGAAGACACAAGACGAAACCCAAGAACTTTAATTGAGTCAGGAATCAGGCGTGTAGTTCAACAAAAATTTGGAACTTCATTTAGGTTTATAAGACAATGACAACTAACAGACGATCAGAGATAGTGGATGACATCTTAATTCCAGAACTCAAAAAGATTAATGGCGGTACGTCGACTTTTGATTCTTCGTACACCTATAACATTAATCTTTTTGATAATGTTTTTAGAGGTGTAAAATTTTTAGATGAAGTCAATGACTTTCCAGCGATTTATTTAGCGGCGGGTACCGAAATTCGAGATTTTGAATCTTTAAGTTTGACGGTAGCAACATTAGACGTTACTATAAGAGCATACGTTTATGGAGAAGATAATTCCCAAAGCCTCGCAGATGATTTAATTCAGGATATTGAGCATGTCATCTATTCATTAGGCGATAATCCCGATAAAGGTGTGCAGGATATAATTATAGACAGCATCACCGTAGATGAGGGACTTGTAGAACCGTATGGACTTGCTGAGGTAATATTACAAATAGCCTATAGGCTTGAAAACTAAGGAGAAAAACTATGGCGTCTCTTAACTTACAGAGAAATTCTGAGGTGTTCTTCTCGACCATTGACTTGCTCAATGGTGCAGCTGTTTCTGCAATGACTCCTTCTAATACTTGGAAACTCGAAGTATTAGCTGGATTTGCAGTTACGTCATCTGCTGCTACACAGGACATCACCTCTCTTGAATCTGGTACTTCGCCAGACCGTTCACAGCAGCGTTTTAATACTGCTATTAACCCTGTTGACTGGAACTTCCAGGTCTATCTTCGTCCGACTAGTGCGGATGTAGGTGCTACTGCAGGTGGTACAGGTGCAAAGACTAACGAATCAGGAAACGTAAAGCCAATCGCTGACTGGTTTATGTGGCAGTCAATGGTTTCAAATACCAAAGTATCATCTGGTGCTACAGCCGAACAATCTGTTTGGGAAACTGGTGATGGGGCAGGTGGTGATAGTTCAGGTAAGCTGAGAACTACTACTGTTGCTGCTGCTACAGGTTCACACTCAACTCGTTCTAACTTCTCAACTGCTGTTGAAAACCACTTATACTTTAAACTTGATAACGTTGTTTATCAGGTATCTAATGCTACTGTTAATCAGGCAACTGTTGACGCTGGTATCGAGGAAATTGCAACTACTACTTGGGCTGGTTTTGGTACAACTCTTAAAGAGCTGACGGGAACTCCTCGCGATAACGCTATTTCTGTGTTTGGCGGTGTTCTTAACGCGGGTGGCGCAGCTGTTGTTGGTAACTCAAATGCTGCTGCACTTTCTGCTGCATCTTCTTACCACCCATTTAATCAGATGAACGTTGCAGGTTCTGTTGCTACTAACTCGTTTATTAAAAATCGCCTTAGTGCAATTGAATTCCATCATAAAGCTTCTGCTGCTGCGTCTGATGAAGTGTTTACCTTCCCAGTTACAGCGCTTAGCTTTGATTACAATAACAACATTACTTACTTAACTCCAGAAGAGATCTCAGCTCTTAATGAGCCGATTGGTCAGTTTACTGGAACTCGTGCTATTACTGGCTCAGCCACTATGTATCTTCGTACTGGTGACCTTGAGTCGGCTGGCTTCCTCCGTAACATTTCAGAGGATTCCAGAACATCATCTGCACAAACTTCTAATGCTAACCTTATTATCGGTGGTACAACTGCTCCTTACGTGGCATTCCAGCTTGACGCTTGTCAGTTTGAATTCCCGCAGATCGCAACTGAAGACGTTATTTCCATGAGCGTCAACTTTGTTGGTCAAGAGCCTACAGCCACTAAAGGTGATGGCGGAGAAGTCACGATTTTTGCTAAAAAGTCGTAATAGTGTTTCTGAGGGGGAACATTAACATTTTAACTACCAGGAGAGTGTTCACCACTTGCGATTCAGGGCTCCCCCTCACCCTTGTAAGCAGATATGTGGTGGACACTCGCATTTTATGAGGGAAACTTATGAGTAAAATTAAAAATCTTATCGCAGATCAATCTTCAGTTTGGGTAGAATACCCAGACATCGACGGTTTTGAAGTAAATCTTCAATACTTAACTCGTGAAGACTTAATGAAGATTCGTAATGCATCACTTACCTATAAATTTAATAAACGCACTCGTCAGCGCGAAGAAGAAATTGATAATGATCGATTTCTTGAAAACTATGCTGAAAGAGCAATTATTAGCTGGAAGGGCCTTAAAGTAAAGCATATGCCCGCTTTAATGCCAGTTGACATTTCAGGAATTGACGGTGAGGATGTAATTGAGTACTCTAATGAAGATGCGATTGAACTTTTGAAAAATTCAACTGTGTTTGATCAATTCATTACAGATACTATGAATGATTTTGAGCAGTTCTCAAAGAAAAAAGCTGAGACTAACGCAAAAAACTAAAAGACTACCTTCAGACTGCTTTGCATGGAGGGGGTGTTAGCGTAGAGCAATACTTTCAAATATGCGAGCAGATGGGGGTAGAACCAAAAGAAGAAGACATCCCAAAAGATCCTTCTACCTTTTCTCTTGAGGCTCAACAAGCACTAGTAGTAATGAATGCTTTACCAGATAACTGGGATGGAATGAACGGTGTCTGGTTAGGAAAAGACTATAGCGGTCTTGGAGATATCTTAGACATCTTCGAGATTTCTAATAAACGTGAAGTGTTTGAGTTACTTAAAACTTGTGAAGAAGAGCTTGGAAAGTTCTATGCACAAAAACGTAAAGAACAAGAGCAGCTATCAAAGGCTAAGAGAGGAAGATAATTGGCAAAAAAGACTATTGCTGAACTTCAGGTAAAAACAAGCGGTGCTCAAAAGGCCTCTAAAGACTTAGAACGTGTCGGTAAATCAACTGAGAGTGTCGGTAGATCACAAACTAGACTAGGACAAGCATCTGCTTCAGCGGGTCGCTCTTTTTCTGCACAGGCTCAAGGACTCGGTGGTCTTGTTGGTGTATATGCCGCTGCCGCTGCTAACGTTTTTGCTATCACTGCCGCTTTCGAAGCATTAGGACGAGCAGCACAAGCAGAACAAATTGTTAGAGGTACAAAAACTCTTGCTTTAGAAATAGGCGCAGCAGGTCAAACAGTGCTTGACAGTGTACAAAGCATTACACAGGGTCAGCTAACTGTTGAAGAAGCTGCCCAAAACATCAATATTGCTCTTTCTGCAGGTTTTAACACAGAACAAATTGAAAGATTATCTGAAGTCTCTCTTAAAGCCTCTCGTGCTTTAGGACGTAACCTTACTGACGCATTTCAACGTGTCGTTCGAGGTGCTGCAAAACTTGAACCAGAATTATTAGATGAACTAGGTATTTTTACTCGTATTGACCCTGCTGTAGAGTCATACGCTAACAAGATAGGGGTAGCTGCCAGCTCTTTAACTAACTTTGAAAAACGACAAGCATTTGTTAATGCTGTTTTAGAAGAAGGTGAAAAGAAGTTTGGATCAATTGATACTACTCTTGATACCACTCAGAAAAAGTTTGAGCAGTTACGTGTTCAGTTAATTGAGCTTGCTATTGAGTTTGGTCAATTAACTGCTAATGTTTTGAGTCCTTTAGTAGACTTCTTTAATAACAATCTAGGCGCAGCATTGTTACTCTTTGGAGGAATTTTATCCCTAGTTTTTGGTAGAGCTGTGCAAGCGGTTGGGGGGTTTGTGTCTAAATCTATCGGTAAATTAAGTAGTCTTGCAGATTTTATCGCTGATAAAGCTAAGTTTCCTTTAGATAGATTAACTGACCTGCAAAAAGGTATAAACCAGCCTTTGGCACAAGGTGGGTTGACTGGTATTAGAACAGCACCTGTTATTGGACAAGACCCTGCACAAGCTGCTAGATTTAAGGAAGCTTTAGAGGCACAGCGCTCGGGAGCTGTTTCAACAGCTTCACAACTTAACAAAGTTAACAGAGCTTACAAAGAACAAGCAAGGTTGATTGAAGCTACTGGTAGAACAGGAACTAAAAGTTTTGCTGCTTTAACTGCGGCCATTGCAGCTAACAATGCCGCTCTTGCAACAGGAGGTGCTAGAGTACTGTTATTTACAAAAGCATCAAACTTATTAACAATAGCAGTTAGAGGAGCAGCATTTGCTTTTGGATTGTTGGCTTCTGCTGTGAATTTCTTATTTATTGGATTAGCTGTTGCCCAACTTGTAGGAACCCTTTTTGATGTAGACATATTAGCTAAGATTAAAGGGTTGT